TAGCCGCTGGTGCCTGCAGTGCTGTAATTGCCGCTGGTGCCTGCAGTGCTGGAATCGCCGCTGGAAAACGGCTCTTTATCTTTCACACGCCTAAATACAGCGTCAAGAGTCGCTTTCAGCATCCCAGCAAAGTTCAGTTCTCCTTTCACAGTGAGCTCCGTACAAGCGAGCTTGCTACCTTTGTCGGACTTGCTGATCTCGCCGCCGCACTCCACCTCAAAGAATCTGGGATTGTCCTTCATCGGGTAGTAGCGCAGAACCTCAAACGGATTTTCACATGCATGCATACCAGCGTTACAGCAGTCTGCCTTATCCTCGAAATAAGTCTTGCCCACCTCATACTTTTTGCCCTGGCAGGTCATATCCGGGTTCATCGCCTTGTATGCAATAATTTTTTCGCTCATGCCGCTGTCTCCTTCCTTTCAAAACAAATTGGTTTTAGTAAACCATGATTTCTTCTGCCAATTTGCGGTTGTAGCCACAAAATACGGTATTGCCCGTGGTCTCGTTGCGCAGGGTGTAGCCCTCTCTGCTTTTCATAAAGCAGTACTTGTACTCATGCCCGCTTTGGCTTTTCTCGGTGTAGCAGAACGGCTTGTAACAGTCTGCCTGTGCGAGCGCCTTGCGAAAGCCGGTCTTTGTCATTTTGCACACTCCATCTCCTTCCTTAGAACATGCTGGTCTGGCCGTTGGACTGCTGGATCAGCATCACGGTGTTTGTGCTGGGCTTCCAGCGCTGGATGTACTCCACCGCCTCGTCAAAGCGCTTGCGGGGAATGTTATTTCTGCCGCTGCCGTGCAACCATCATCAGGCGGGGTTATTCAGGGCGAGTATTCCACGCTTCAATAGTTCGTTGCCTGCCCAATTCCCCGCGATGTTCATAAAAATCGCGGGTAAATGTGATATTGCATTTCGGACATCTAATCCGAATGCCCTCAGTATTAGATTCAGTGATGGTTGTATGCTCCTGCCCGCAGAATGGGCACGGTTTCAGCAGTTCGCCGGGCTTTTTGTTACCGTTCATGCTTCGGCCTCCTTGCTGTCCAGCTTCGGGAGCAGCCCGATGGCCTTGAGCTGCTCATAAATAAACCGCTGCCCCGCTTCCGTCCAGACGGTGGTATTCTTGGTGTCCCACTCTCCGGTGCTTTTGTGCTGGAACGGCGTGGATTTGCGATTTTTGGTGTACCCCTTGCCGCAGTACTTGGTGTATAGCACCCACTGGCCGTCGCTGGTCTTGTACTGGATCTTCAGTCCGTGGAGGATGCTGTTGAGCTTCTCGGCGCTCAATCCGTAATCCTTGGAAAGGCTGGTAGTGGTGCGGCAGTTCTTGCCCACGCACACCGCCCTGGCATACTCTGCATCCGGTTTCAGGTCGTTGTTCTCTGCCAGAAGCTGGCGGTTGGCGGCCTTGAGCTGGTCGTTCTGCTTCTGAGCGATCAGCACAGCACGCCGCATAACCGCTTCCGGGCTGTTCCACTTGGCTTCAACGGCAAGAAAGTACTGCCGGGCCTGCTTGCCACGCTCATTGCGCTGAATCATGCACAGCTCCTTGGCCATCGGGATGGTGAGCTGGTGGTCGGTGCGTTCCGTAACCGGGTTCTTTGGATTATTGGTTGCACATTTTTGTGTGACCAATACGAAGTCCTCATTTTCCGAGAAGCCGTACTCGGTCATGCGGTCGAACCACTGTTTATAGGGCGTATTGACTTCCAAGAAGTCGTGCAGCTCCCGACCGCTCACGGTAGGCCGTTCCGGGTTGTCGTAGCTGACCGGAATCAGCTCTCGCATATCGTTTGAGTCGTTCATGCTTTCTTTCCTTCCTGCCGCTCTTCCACCAGCAGCTTGTCCACGGATACCTTAAAGTATCGGGCCACCTTCATCAGCTGGCTGATACTGGGGCCGTAGACGCTGCGCTCCCACTTGCCAATTGCGCCGTTGCTCAGACCTGCTACCTCTTCCAAATCGGTACGGCTCAGTCCGTGCAGCTTGCAAAACTGGTCAATTTTTGAAACATTCACTAGCAATTCTCCTTTCCGGGCTTGAAAATCACTAGAAAATATGCTACTATGTAGTTGCGAGGTACAAAGTGAATAAAATCTAGCGTCTGCCCGATATAATGTTATCAGGGGCTTTTGGTTTTGTTTGCTCCTTACGCTCTCTATTATATAGCCTAATTTTCTAGTTGTCAATAGAAAATTAGGCTATCGGAGGGATTTTTTATGCGTTCTTTGCCGGAGTTGGTAGAATTTATCCGTGTATCGTGCAAATTTCAAAATAGTTCTATTACAAAAATGGAAAAAGATTTGAAATTCGCAAACGGAACGGTAGGAAAATGGGCTAATGGCAAGCGTTATCCGCCTAAGGACAAGCTATTACTTGTAGCTGATTTTTTGCAAATTTCTATTGAAGAGCTTATGGGCGAAGCTCCGGAGCAAAAAGAAAAGCCCACTCCCAGTGAAGAGAGTGAGCTGAATGCGCACGCTAAAGCCATACTATATAAGTATGAGCAGCTTAACCCTGCGCAAAGGGTTATGTTTGAAAAGATGCTTGACGCTGCACTTGAGGCAGCGAAGGGGAAAGAGAATGGTTGAGTTAAAGCAGGAAGAAGCTTTGCTGAAAGCTCTTTGCCAGTTCTATGAGCATCCAGACCCAAACGTCTGTATCTATAAGGAATTCGTTTCCAGTGTTGTCAGAACGCAGGATGCAGATGCCGTGTTGGACGTTCTGTGTGCCGATGGGTATGCGAAAGTCGAGGGTTTTAACCCTTTGATACCCATTTGCGTGAACAACTCCCCGACCATACGTCTGACTGACAATGGAAAGACGTACTTTGTGGAGAATCAGCGAAAACAACGCATTACCCGGCGGCAGGCCATCCAGAGCATCGCGCTCTCCTTGATCTCTGCCGTGATCGGCGGTTTTATCTCAAGATTATTTGCTTGAGAAGTCCAAACCAGAAACGCTCAGAGTGCGACCGCTGATCTTTGTAACGCACATCGTCTTTGCCTTTTCAAAATCCTTTTCTAACAGAGTGCCTGTATCGATTTTCGTTGCGATGCCATGTGAGTCTTGCAGATACAAGGTCGTATAAGGGCATAAACGCAAAATATCGTAGAGGGACACCATTGAAAACTGGGCGATTGCCTCGACTTTTTTTCGTTTGAAAATTTCAAGATTCGTTGCATCCACAAACAGATACACGATGATGCAGGTGACCAGGAAGAGCAAAATTGCAATCACTGCCAAAAGAAAGTTACTCAGCATTTTTCTGTACCTCATCCAAAAGTTCGTCTACATTGATGTCAAGAGAAAGTGCAAGCTTGATTTTCTCAAGTATAACACATTCCGGGGTCGATTTCATCAATTTTGTGCTATATTCTTGCACTTTCTTTTCCTCCTTTGGTCATTGAAAATTTGTTTTCCGGCAGCCGATTGGCTGCCTATTTTTGAATCTAAGAGGTGTTTTTATGGCTCGGAAAAAGAATGATGTTGTCAACAACGGCGAAAAAACGAAGAAAAAACCAAACGGATGCGCAATTATCGTTGCGATTCTTGTGTTCGGGCTTGCGTTTAGTTTTCTTTCTGCCAAAAATATTGCAGACGATGTTGACGTTGTATTCGATGCCACGAAATATGAGCACGAAGACGGTTCCGGCCTGACAGAAGATGAACTTATCAGCATGATCGGAGAGCCAGACAGTACCGAAGACTGGACTTACAGCAACGGTCAAACCGTTCATACGCTGTTCTATGGAAACAATACATATGATTTCGTATTTGAACGCCTGCATCGAATCACACTTTATGACGTTTTCCCTTATAAGTATAAAGATCAGTTCCTTACAATGTTCAATCTGAAAAAGACAGGTAAGACCACTGTAAACGACACCGGAACATGGTATCGCGCTTATAACTGCGGAATCAATGACCTATGGCTCAATTATGAGGACGACAAAATCACAACGTCCATCATCACCTACTCGACATTTTTTAATAGCTAATTTCCTATGAAGTCATCCAGCCGCTGCATCTTCTGCAGCAGCTCCCCGGCAAGCTCCCCGCCGGGGCAGTTGGCGGCATCCAGCAAGCGCCGGACGCTTTCCGCCTTGCGGACCACATAGAAGCGGGCCAGGGTCTGACACTCGGGCGGCATATCCTCATAGCACGCCAGGGCGGCGCGGATGTGGGTGCAAAAGCTCTGCATCTTGTCCATAAATCATTCCTCCCAGGGTTTCGGAGTGGGCCGCGTGCCGGTGAGCACGCTGGCGGGCATTCCGTCAATGATGGTCATATCGGGGTCCATGCTGATTGTCTGACTGTTTTTCATTTCATTTTCCTCCTGTTTTTGGTAATATTTACATCTTATGTACCAGATTCTACCATGCGCCAGAGGAAAATGAAATTGGTGTAATTTTTGTCGAATGGCGCAGAGTTTTTCTGCGCCATTTTTCTTTTATAACACGCTGCGTTTAGGGGTGATAAGTATGAGTTATTTTACCGCTGCTCAAATCGGGAAGGCACTTTCAAAAGCGCGGGTATCCGCCGGGCTAAGTCAAAGAGAGATCGCGATCCGCCTCCAGAAGGGAGAGCGGACGGTGCAAAGCTGGGAAAAAGGAGACACAAGCCCAGACAGCGACGAGATCATGGATTGGTGCGCAGCCTGCGGAGTGTCCCCCATCACGGTGTTCATGTAAGTTATGCACCCGGATCTGTACGCAGTGCCAGACGGGCAGAAGGATGACGCGGCCATAGACAAGGAGCTGCACACGCTGGTGCAGGCACTTCCCCCGCTCTCCCGGCGGCTTCTGCTGTTCGTGCTCAAGGGCCGACACGGGAGCAGCCCGCCTGCAGTTATCTCTGAAATAGCCGCAAACCTCCACTGCCCTCTCAACAACCGGGTCAGCGTGTGCGGCACTATCATTGATCAGTACAGCTTTGCTCAGATCAGAGGGCTTGACCCGTGCCCGGACGAGCCGCATCCCCCGATGGAGGATTTGAAGATCAATTACAAATCCGGGCGCGCAGCGTCAGAGAACGGCGCTTTGGGCTATATAGGGCGCAGAAAGGAGTAGCGCATGAAGTGCGTCAGATGTCATGTAAACATCCCGGACAAGGCTTTATTTTGCCCGTGGTGCGGAAAGCAGCAGGATGCAACGTCCGCTCCCGTGCATAGAAAAAAGCGCCGCCGCCCGAAAGGGAGCGGCAGCGTGTACAAGCTGAAAGGGGTCCGGGCAAGGCCCTATGTAGCCGTAACCGGAAAAAAGGAAGTGCTGGGCACATACGGAACGCCGGGAGAAGCCGTGCAGGCGCTTGACGCATACAACGCCCAGAACACCCCGGCAGAGCGCCTGAAGTGTACTTTTGCGGATGCCTACGAGAAATGGCGGGCACAGCCGAAGTTTTCAAGTCTCAGCCGGGACATGATAAATGGATACGAGCTGGCTTTCAAAAAATCCGCTCCGTTGTACAGCCGACAAATGCGAGACCTGAAAGCGGAGGACTATCAGCAGATCATAGACCAGATGGTTGCAGACGGTCTCTCCCGCAGCTCGTGTGAGAAGCAGCGCACCCTTTTCAGCCAGCTATGTGAGTGGGCAATGGCCCAGGACATCATAAACAAGAACTATGCCCAGCTCCTTCACCTTCCTGCCGCAGCCGGAAAAGCAGAGCGCACCCTTACGGCGGACGAGATCGCCCGGATCAGCGCCTACCAGAACGACAAGCGCTTTGGTCAGACAGCGCAGATCGCCATGGTGCTTCTCTATACCGGCATGCGCATCGATGAGCTGCTTTCCATGCGCTGCGAGAACGTGTACCTGAAAGAGCACTACATGCAGGGCGGTGAAAAAACGGAAGCGGGCAAAAACCGCATCATCCCAATTCTTGACCCCATTTACAAGATCATCGCCTTCTGGATGATGGACAGCGGGTGCGAGTGGCTGATACCTTCCAAGACTGGTACGAAACTGGACAAGCGAAACGTAGCCACAAAGTTCCGGGCCCTGATGCAGGAGTGTCAGATCGATGGTGTGCACCCGCACACCCTTCGCCACACGGCCAGCAGCAAAATGGTGGAGTGCGGTCTTGAAAAAACTGCCGTGCAGGCTATCCTCGGCCACAAAAATTTTTCCACCACAGCAAACAAGTACGTTTCCCACAACGACCCGACATACTTGTTACAGGAGATGCAAAAGATGAAATACTGATTTTGTTAGCTTGTTTGTTAGTTTATTCCGAATTTTTACCGTTTTTTGCCGTGTTTTTGCAAAAGAAAATGCCGTTCATGTGATTCAATATCACGAATGGACGGCATTTTTTGGAGCTAGTGACAGGAGTTGAACCTGCAACCCACTGATTACAAATCAGTTGCGCTGCCATTGCGCCACACCAGCATCGGTTACCTAGATAGTATACCACCAGCGGGCGGGTTTGGCAAGGCTTGATTTCTGATTCTACGGTTATTCCACGGTCACGCTCTTGGCGAGATTGCGGGGCTTATCCACATCACAGCCGCGCAGAACAGCCATATAGTAGGCAAACAGCTGCAGCGGAACGATGAGCTGCAGGGGCATCAGCAGGTCATCGTAGTCATCCAGACGCACCACATAGTCGGCCACGCCATCGGGCACCACGGCATCCCGGGTGGTGAAGAGCAGGACCTTCGCGCCGCGGCTCTTGGTCTCCTTGGCGTTGGAGATGGTCTTTTCGTAGACCTGCTTCTGGGTGGCAAGGGCGATCACCGGCACGCCGTCTGTTACCAGACTGATGGTGCCATGCTTGAGTTCACCCGCCGCATAAGCATCCGAGTGGACATAGCTGATCTCCTTCAGCTTCAGGCTGCCCTCCAGCGAGAGCGAATAGTCGAACCCGCGGCCGATGAAGAAGCAGCTCTGGGTATTGACGAAACGGCTGGCCAGATACTTGATCTGCTCACAATCGGCCAGGCGGGGCTTGATGACCTCCCCGGCCCGGAGCAGCTCTGCCGTCAGGCGGCGGATCTCGGCATCGGTCTGCATTCCCCGGGCGTAAGCCAGCCGCAGGGCGAACAGGTAGAGCACGCACATCTGCACCATGTAGGCCTTGGTGGAGGCCACGGCGATCTCAGGGCCGGCATAGGTGTACATGACATAATCCGCCGCGCGGGCAATGCTGCTGCCCACCACGTTCACAATGGCCAGCACCGGCACACCCCGGCTCTTGGCCAGCTTGAGGGCGGCCAGCGTATCGCTGGTCTCGCCCGACTGGCTGATGATGATGACCAGATCCTCCGGCCGCAGGATAGGATTCCGGTAGCGGAACTCGCTGGCAATCTCCACCTGTGCAGGCACCCGGGCCAGCGCCTCGATGGCAGCCTTGCCCACCATGCCCGCGTGCATGGCCGTGCCGCAGCCCACCAGATGCACCGTGCCGATGCGGCGCAGCCGCTCATCCGTCAGCTCAGGAACGCGCAGGTCGGGCAGACCGTTTTCCACACGGGGGCTCACCGTGGCCGTGATGGCCGCAGGCTGTTCGTTGATCTCCTTCAGCATGAAGTGCGGGTAGCCGCCCTTTTCAGCGGCTTCCTGATCCCAGTTGGCGGTCAGAACTTCTCGCTCCACCGGCTCCGCGAACTCATTGTAGAAGCGGATGCCATCGGCGTTCACCACCGCCATGTCCCCCTCTTCCAGTACGCTGTACCGGCGGGTATATTTCAGCAGCGCCGGGATATCCGACGCAATAAAGTTTTCCTCTTCGCCCCAGCCCACGATGAGCGGGCTCTCCCGCTTGACCGCGAACAGGGTATCCGGGAAATCCCGGAACAGAACAGCCAGCGCATAGCTGCCCCGTACCATGGCCAGAGCAGCGCGCAGGGCTTTGAGGGGCTCCCCCTCATAGCAGCTGTCGATGAGCTTGACCAGGACCTCGGTATCGGTCTCGCTCTCAAAGGTATAGCCCTTGGCCATGAGCCGCTCCTTCAGCACACCATAGTTCTCGATGATGCCGTTGTGGACGATGCTCACCCGGGGCGTGGAATGCGGGTGGCTGTTCACATCGCTGGGTTCCCCGTGGGTCGCCCACCGGGTGTGGCCGATGCCGCAGCCGCTCCGGGCCAGGGCCTCCACCGCCAGCCGCTTGCGCAGCTCCGCCAGACGGCCCTTGCTCTTGACCACCCGGATGCCGCCCTCCAAAGCCAGGGCCACACCGGCGGAATCATAGCCGCGGTACTCCAGCTTTTCCAGACCATCCAGCAAAACATCCTGTGCATTCCGTTTTCCAACATAACCAACAATGCCACACATACAAAACACCTCCATGCCGACAGCCCGGCGCAAAAAAACGCGCACAGCACAGCTGTCAGCCTCCTGTAACAGTTTATGTTCTTGTATGGCTTTCTTTGAGGGGATCTGTTACGGTATCACTGCCGATTTTTGCCCCTCTCTGCGGCTGGTATAGCCCATGGTCAGCCGGAGAAACATCCGCCGAATTTTTCGATGATTCCTCTCCTCGTCACCCTCACGGCTGTCACCCGTGTGGCCCGGCGCTTTGTGTCAACTGGTGGCAGACATCACTCCTCTCAATTAGAATCCTCTTAGACAAAGCCCTGCTATTAAACCCCACCATCATCCCTTCGGGATGACACCGCCCCTACTAGGGGCGGCCTTGGCAGAGCAATACAGTTTGTGTATATAGGGAAACTTTACGAAATGCCAAGGGCCCCACTATTAGGGGGGCTGGCGGG